AGTTAACTAAGTCAGCAGCTTCTCTCAATTTCATGGTAACTCTAACATCGTGGTATTGTAAAGCGATAAGAGGTAAAGCTAATCCGTTGTTTCTGTTGAACCAGAAACATAATGGAACATACATGGTAAATTCAGAAGTGGTTGATGGAGCACCGATAGATTTAAGGGAATCAACATCACCGATCATTTGAGAGTATCCTCTGTCGTGGAAACTGTTTCTGGTTAATTCGTACCATACGTTAAGCCAGTCACCGTATTGTTCGTCAATTTTGGATCCACCAACTTCGATCTTGCATGATTCAATCATAGCGTGACCAAGTCTGGAAACGTAACCCCATCCGGATCTGGCTCCAGATTTAAGGGTGGCAACTAAGTACATATTGGTGATTAAATCACCGTTTCTGTTAACGTTGCAGGTAACGGTTCTACCGAATTCGGCAGCACCTTGAAAAGTTTGTTGAATTGGTTCAACAGAAAAGTTGGTATGTCTTCTGTACACGACCTTAAAAAAAGTAATTTGTGGTTGGCCGGTAAGATAAACATCTTGGGCACCGTAGGCGACTAATTGCATAAGTCCTCCTCCCATATTAGTATATAACTTAATAAAGAAAAAAAATTTTTATATATTTTTATTATTCCAAATATTAAATTTTTCAACTAAAAAATAGTAATTTCTAAATAAAAATTTTTATATATTTTTAAATTATTTTTTAAAATACAAAAAAGTTAAAATTTCTATAACTTTTTATTTTCAAATGTCTATAATTCGTTTAATTATAATTCTATTTCTAGATGATTTTTAAAATAATTAAAAATGAATCTATCAATTAAGATTACAAATATATCTATTTTTTATAAATATTGGCTTAAAGTAAATTTTTTCTTTATATATAATGTCTAATTTTAAAGTTAAGAACAAGAAAAAAGAAAAAACAGACTTCAGAGATTCAACTACTTTGGATAAAAAACACAAGGAATATTCAGAAATGTTCCACACACAAAAAAATAACATTGATGATAAAAAAATAAAAATAGAAGAACTAGAAACTAAATTATTTGATATCAATAATCTAAAAGATAACAATCAATTAACAGACAAAGATATAGAAAATAAAGCTAACTTTCTTAATGAGATTGATAGTTTAAAATCTGATGTTAATTCAATAAATAGTAATAAAGAAGAAATAAATTATTATGATAAAATAGGTGAAATTATATGCGATTATTATGAATTAAGAGATGAAAATAAAAATGAATATAATGAAACCAAAAATATTATTGATTGGTTATCTAAAAAAAAGCCTAAAAAGGATGATGAAATTAATTCTAGATCAAGGTTACTAAATAAATACTGTCAACGAGTAGAAGGTGTGAGAACAATAAAAGATGATGGTACAAACAGAATAAAATATTGTAAGGAATGTAATATTGAAAAAACATTAGACTTTGGTGAATCTACATTTGTTTGTACAATATGTGGTGACAGTGAAGAAATTATACTTGACGAAGACAAACAAATTAAGGAATATTCTCCTTATCAAAGAAAAAATCATTTCAAAGAATGGTTAAATCAATTTCAAGCAAAAGAATCTACAGAAATTCCTGAGAATATTTTTGTAGAAATAATTACTGAAATGAATAAAAATAGAATAAAAGATTTAAAATCACTAACAAGAGATAAAATGAAATTAATATTAAAAAAGTTGGGTCATAACAATCTATATGAACATATTCCATTCATAATAAATAAATTAACTGGTCTTGATCCACCTACAATAAGCAGAAATATTGAGATAAAGTTTATCGACATGTTTTCTAAAATTCAGGATCCTTGGGAAATATATAAACCTACAGGAAGAAAAAACTTTTTATCATATTCTTATGTATTACACAAATTTTGTCAGTTATTAGAATTGGATAATTTACTAAATAGTTTTCCTTTATTAAAATCAATTAAAAATTTAAAAGAACAAGAAGACGTTTGGGAAAAAATTTGTAAAAATTTAAAATGGGAATTTATTTCTTCAATATAGTAATATGAAAACCTTAAAAAACATATCTGTTATAATATTATTTGTAGGATTAACATTTCTTACATTTTATGTTACAAAGTCATATTATGTATTTAATGATATGAATTACAAAGAAATTGTTAATAAATTAATTGCAGAAGAGAAAAAGAGGACTATTGATAGTGAATTAGTAATACAAGATACTCTTCCTACTAATATGTTTGAAATAATGTTTAAAAAACCTTCTCCTTGGATGGGATATACAGACAAACTAACTAAAGATTTCAATAAAAAAGATAATGAAACTCAGAAAGAAATAACAGAATTAGAAAATGAAAGTATTGAAAATAAAAGAAAAATCATTGAAATAAATAATAAAATAGAAATTACAAATGAAATGATTAAAGAAAATAGAAAAGAAGAAGAAAAATTATTAAAAAAAGATAAAATATCTGAATCATTAATAATTGAAAAGATCACTAAATTACAGAAAAAACAGGAATTTATTATTGATGATATTAATTTCATAAAACCAGAATTAAAAGAATTAAATTCAATTGTATCAAAAACAGAACCTATTAAAAATAAATTAACTGAAAAAGAAATGATAGAATATCAAAGGAAGGTAATAAAAAGAAAACTTTTATATGATAAAATAAAAAGTAAATTTGATAGTTATCAAAATATTAAAAAAACATTATCAGAAATGAAAAGAACTAAATATAATCAAACAGAAAATGATTTGCAAAATAGTATAATTCTATTAGGTAAAAAGTTGTTTAATCAAAAATTAAAGCTAATAGCCGAACTAGCAAAAGTAAATAAAAAAATAGAGAAAAATAATAATAAAATAAAATCAATTAATTCGATCGTATCATTTAAAGTTAAATAAAAAACTTTATTGATTTTTATTTAAATAATTATTATGGTATTATAATATTATAATGTCCGTTGATCTACTAACAGAAGACACACTTTTACCAACTGCTCAAAATTTTGTTTGTATCAGTTTTTTACAAGATCCTACTAATAAAACAACATTATCAGGAATTAAAATTAGAGGAGTTTTTGATAAAATTAATGAAGCAGAAGAATATGCAAAAAAATTACAATCTTTTGATACTCTTCATAATATTTATGTTGGTGAAATGGGTAAATGGTTAGCATTTGATCCAGATCCTACTTCAAAAGAAGCAGGATCACCTGAATATGCTAACCAAGAACTAAATAAAATTATGAAAGCTCATATTGAATCTAGTGAGAAATCTAAAATTTTACATGAACAATATAAGAATCGTCAAGCTAGAGAAAATGTTGAAGAAACAATTAAAACATCAAATGAAAATAAAGAAATTATTAAAAAAGAACTATCAAGTACAGATGATTCTAGTAAAAAGGAAACATTAAAACAAAAATTAGGAGATATTGAGGAATCAATTAAAAGCTTGGAAAAGAAAAAGAAAGAATATGTAAAACAAGAGGAATTATGTAGTAAAGAACTAGATGGAAAAGATAATTCATCTAATAGCATTGATCTTTAATAAGAATCATCATCATCATTATTTTTGACTTTCTTCACATTAACCTTAAAATTATTTCTTTTTTTAGATAATATATCATTAGGATCAAATAACATTGGTCTTTTATTCCATTCAGGATCATAATATTTTTTATGATATTTATTAAATATTTTAGATCCCATTTTAAAATCAGGTACTTTTTTTGCTTTATACCAGAATACTTTATCAGTTATATTACTACTATGAATTCTGTTATCAATAACCATTACTCCATAATTTTGTGTTACTTCAGTAAAAACTTGTTTGAAAATATCAAATGATGGAAACATCCCTGCATAATGTTCATACAATCTTTTTTGGTTTGAAATAAAATCTTCTGCTAATAAGAAAATATAATCAAAATTACTTCTCATTTCAGGAGGTATACCTACAGCATACTGCATTGTTAAAATAAATGAAACATGGTGATGTCTACCATTAAAAAATAATTCAAGAATATTTTGGTCTTTTACCCATGTTCCTTTTGAACTCATACAATCGTCCATAACTAACATTATACGATCATCTTTCTCTTTTTTCCCTTCAGCCAGTTTATTTTTATTATCTTCATTACATTTAGCTTGTCTTTGATATATGTTTGTTAAAATATCTGTCTCAAAACTATTATAAATAAAACTATCTGCAATAAATTCTCCATAAAAACGATTTAATTTTTCTGTTCTACTAATAACAACTGCAGTAGGAAGACTTTTTTTATGATATAATATTTCTTTTGTCAAGTAACTTTTTCCTGACGCTCTTTTAGCAATCATCGCAATTGTAGCATGTTCGACCATTTTATCTATTCTAAATTTCTTTAGTCTTAATTGAGAACCTCCTGCACTCACATTTAAATGACTCATTAATTACAAACATTTAGAAAAAAATGTTTGTAATCATAAAACGAACTTTTAAAAGTTTCCTAAATCAGTAAATATAGTTTGTCCATCAATATTGACGGGTTTACTAAATGGCATTACAAATTGTAAACATGAAGGACTTTTATCATCTAAATGTAAACAAATAATACCAATTAAAGATGATGATAGTAAAGGAATTTTAACTTTATCAAATATTGACTTTCTTTTACAAGACTTGTCCATAGATTGAAATAAATAAACTAAAATAAATGTTCCAAATATAAAATATATAATTTTTTTCATTATAATAACACTAGAAAGAAAATTTAATATAAATTATTATACGTATATAACAATTTTATCTAAAATCAATTTCTAAATTATTTTTTCTACAGTATATTAATGTTAAAAATAACTAATAAAGAAATGTGTAAAAGAATTATTAAATATATTTTAATGTGTTTAATTATGTTAGTATCTCTTAGATACATACCTAATCAATTATTAAATAATAGTGAATTACTTACATTAGCTTTTATATCTGCAATTTCATTTGCATTACTTGATATGATATCACCATCGATATTAATTAGTCAAAAAACAATTAATGAAAAATAAAATAAATAATTTTATTGTGTTTTTGTTTTTGTAATCTGTGTGTTTGTTTACTATATATTTATATTTTTTACGAAAGATGAAAATTGATTTATATTTTTTACGAAAGATGAAAATTGATTTATATTTTTTACGAAAAATGGAAAGATGAAAATTGAAACAATTTATAAAATTGATTCAATTTATCATTATATTTTAAATATTTAAATAATTAGCAAAAAATTTATTTTTATTTATTTCTTCATTTTTTTGGTTAGAATTTAAAGATGAATCATGAGATGAATTAGAATTGGAAAACACTTCTTGGTAATTAGATTGATTATCTACTGCAAAAGTAGAATCGGTATCTGAATCTCCTAAATCATTTTTTAGTAATTTTTCTAATTTACTATCTAATTCTGATTGTGATCTATTAATTTTATTAATTTTGGTTGATGCTGATTCTAATACATTATTTATAATATACGTTGATTTATTTTCATCTTTTGTCATAAATGTATCATTGCAACTATTATTACTATTAGAATTTTTAGAATCACTATTAATAGATTCATTAACATCTCTTGGATCATTGATTTTAATTGATTCTTTAGTATTACTATTACTAATACTATTACTATTACTATTACTATTACTATTACTATTACTATTACTATTACTATTACTATTACTATTACTATTACTATTACTATTGGTGTTTT